TCGTGGTTAGTGCCCCTATAAACAGCAGCATCCTGACCAGCGGCTCCACCAGTAGCTGTGAATGTACCTATAAGCGGGCCAGAAGCACTGTTTGCACGAACTTGAACTGTAGTTGTTCCACCAGCAGTACCTGTAGTTGTGCTGCTGCTACCATTGGCCGCTCCATAACCGCCACCGCCACCTGCGCCTTGAACAGTTAGCTCAACTTCACCATCAGCTTGACCAATGTTAGTAGTGGTTGAGGTAGTAATGTTTGAAACACCGCCTGAGATGCTACCACCTGTGTAAAAAGTAGGGTTAAACACTTTCATGTTTGAACCATCGGTATGGATTATCCCAGATAATTTACTTGAGACGACTGAAGTGTGACTTACTTCAAAACCCTTAGCACCTCCACCTTTGTCTGTTCTTGCAACCAAGAAACCATCTACGTCATACTGCGAAGAACTTGTACGGCCTCCGATAAACCCTGCACCGCCAGCGGTCAGCGTTAAAGTATTACCGATATTTACATCACCGAGTTCTGCGTTAATGGCCGAAAGGTCTGTAACATCAATTTTGTCAGAAGTTATAGTCCCAGTTACAAGAAGGTTACCATCAATGACTTCATCCTGTTCGGTCCAGACTGGTGTACTTGCGTCGTATAACCAAACACCCTGAGACGTAGGGTTTGCAACAGTGCCAGTGTAGAACCACGCCTGATCTCTGTCTACTGGACTACCAATAGCTGAAACGAAGGCAGTGTTAGCGCCAGAACTAGTTGTTGGAAGTGAGGTTACACCAATGTTCCAACGACCAGCACCCCTTGCACCATCAGCACCCACAGGTGCTACTTCTGTGGTGACAGATTGGTTCGCCGAATAGGAGCTTAGGTTTCCTGTAAAGTCTTGGGCTTTTACACGGTAGTAATACGTTGTGTCGTCTGCCAAGCCACCATCTGTAAAGGATTCACCTGACACACGACCAACAAAAGTTGTGGGGTTTGTCGTTGTTCCACGGAAGATTTGATACTGAAACAAGTCTCTAATTGTAGATGCGTCAGTGTTTGTTGTAGGAGGTGTCCAAGTTAGCTTTACCGTAGAGTAACCACCTTGAGCAACTAGGGCTGTGGGAGGGTTTGGTATAGTTAAGTCGTTACCCGTACTTGCAGGAGATACGCTGGAAGCATAGTTTGACTTAATACCCAGAGTGTTAACAGCTCTGACACGGTAGTCATAAGCTACGTTACTCAAGGCAGGGGAAATCCTAAACCTTGGCTCCTCTACAACAGTGGAATTGTATGTTGCATCTGTAGACAGTTTCCACTGAAAATCGTAGTAGTCTACAACTTCACTGTTAGATACTCCCCAAGAGAAATCAATGGCTGGAACGGCTGTCCCATCCTCGTTAATAGTGGTTGTAATTACAGCAGCATCAAGGCTTGGTACAGGAACAAAGAAAGGCGAAGGGAGGGTCGTGTTGTCAGCCTCATAGATTGCAGCATCGTCAACTGCATCAAAGACCGATTCAGCAGTCTCACGCAAGGTCATCTCTGTCTGTAGGTCAAGCCCATCAGTAAGGCCAAAGTTCCACGACAAGACTTCAAAGGCTTTGTTAGTCCAACCAAAACGAGTGTTAGTGATGTAGACGTTATCCCCAACCTGTAGGCCAAGTGTCTTAAGACCAAAGCTGGCCCCGATGGTAAGCTGTTGGCGGTTACGCTCTAAGGTAACCCGACCTAAGCGACGAGCTTCCTTCATAGTGTCTGTGAAGAGCAAGTCTACGTCAGCAACAGAAGTCAATCCGTTGTCTATCCCAAGGTTAAGGTCAGCAACACCAGTACCAGTGCCTGCACCAGTGGCGGTAAATACTTCACCAACAGTGTTGGATGTTGCACCAATAGTAGTAAAGTCTGTTGTACCGACCTTTGATATTGAGTACGGAAGTCCAGTTACAAAAGTACCTGCATTAGATTCATTCCTGACTTCCTTATAGTCAACTGACTGCCAGTTAGTATCTGGCCCTGTAAACTTACCTTTGATTACGTTGAAGTTATCACGGCGAGAGTGTCGTGTGCTGACGCTAATGCTGGAACGAAGGTCATCCTCATCCAAGAACATAACAGGCGTTGTCCAGTAAGCTGGCTTCATGCGCCACTTACCTTGTGCGTACCACAAAGAACCCCCCATAGACGGAAGGATACTAGAGATCAGATCGTATGGTGTAGCCCCTGTGGTGAATGATCCGTTTGTTGTATAACGGGTAGCAGAAAAGACTGTCTGGTCACAAACGTCAGCAGCAGCCTTCACTAGAGAATCATCAATGTTGCCTGCGATTTCACCAAGGCCATAGCCTGTGCTTGTCAAGTAGTCTCGTACACACAAGGCAGGGTTATCAGACCAACCAGTTGTGTTTGTACGTGGGTCGAATACCTTCTTACCTTTGATCTCTGCTGTAAACGTAGGGATACCATTAGGGTAAACGTCAGCATCAAAAGCAAGGCGTACATAGATATAAGCAATACCACTGAGTTTGTGGGAAGTTGTCCACTTACCGTCAGAGGCTGTAGAGGCTGTCACAAGGTCAGCATTAGCTGCTTGAGTGGGGGTTCCGTAAGCAACTTGGATACGTAGTTTGTTGTTGTAACGATCAGAGGTAGTGCCGTCTGGGTCAACTACACTTGCTACGTTACCTGATGTACCAAGGTTACTGAAGTCAATGTAAGCGTCATCAATATAAATACGCTCAAAGGATTCAACCTCGTGACCAGCTACAGTAATGATGCGGTGAAGGAACTTATTGTTTGTGCCTGTAGATTCGTTATAGACAACAACACCACCAACCTTAGTTTTACCATAGATAATTGTGTGATCTAAGGCTGGTCCTAATACGTTAGTGTCGTAACCCCTTTGAGCAGCAGCAGCGGGCTTAGGTGATAATGCACCTAGAAGGGCGCTAGTTGCAAGAGAGATAAGAAGTTGACCAGCTATCCCAGCCGATGCAGCCCAGACACCCACCGCTGAAAGAAAACTAGCTCCCCCAGAGTATGCGGCTACGGCGACAGTTAAAGCAGTAAAGATACCCATTATAAAACCTTCTCGTATTTTGTTTCAATCTTAGAGTAACCCAACCTAATCATAAGAGGGTCTATCGGGTTCATCTCAGTTGTTGTAACGTGTAAGCTCTTAAAGCCATCTTTTCTAACGCAGTCTTCAGCAAACTTAAATAGCTTATAACCTGTGAGACCAACTCTGTACTCTTTGTCCAAGAAGATAACATCTGCGACAGCAAGCGTAGAGCCTTTTGAGTGCAGGTTAGGTGTCGTAACGACGACAAAGTATCCAACTAGCTTTAGGCCATCCCTGCAAGTAAAGATCATCAGCGACCCTTGATCCTCTAAGATACCATAAATATCCCAGTCTGGATCAAGGTTCCGTAGTTCTTTATTATGCTCAATCTCTTCGTAGTCTTTCTGTAGAAGGTCACCCACATCTGCTTTGAAGTCGTGTAGAAACTCTTGCTGATACTTAAGCATCTTCACTACGCCCCCAAGGGACTTTCCTAGTTTGTAAGTCTTCTACAAAGTCAAGGCCATTATCGTTGGGGTAAATAGACTTTTGATAATACTGAGTATAACGTGCAACCCTAGCTCTCTCAAGATCAATTAACCTGTTCTCAACCTTAAGCTCAATAGTGGATGTCTCAGGTCCATCGTCGATGTTCATCTGATCCATGTAACCTGAGAACAACTGGTTAAAGCCCTTCTCACCAGTCTCTACATTGATACGGCTACCATCTTGCAATAAGATGTAATCGCTGGTTTCTTTAAGCAACGAGCCACTGGCAGTGAATACACCAAAGTAGATGTTGCACACACGGCCCTGATAAGGCTCACTGAGAGCCAAGGAGAGAACTTCCGATGGGACACCACTCAACGTAAGAGTAGCCCCCTTAACGGACATCTCAGAGGTCTCCTCAATAGAGGAAACATCTAGTAGGTTACCAGTGCCAACCCATTGGGTTCCGTTATCAAGAACAAGTGTCCCCTGACCTGTCCACATACGCAGGGTTTGGCTTCCATCAAACAACAGTTCAACAGCGAAGAACGGCTGAACTACATCTTGGGAAATTGCAGTTACTGTACTTGGATCAAGATCACGGGACATATGTTATCCTTCTAAGGTTGTCAAGCTATGCTTGCAAAGATTGCTTTTGGTGATAGAGTTGCCATTTTGGCAAGGTAAGTGTGTGGCTTGCGTTATTATTTGGAAAGAGTACCCGTACCCGCTACGTTAGGTGTTAATACTAGTTTACTAATACTTAAGGCTCCTCTGGGAATGTGTGTGTGTGAGGGAAACCCTCTTGCTGTGGCACCTCGCGCAGAGCTTGGCGGTAGGTCGCCCATGCTGTTTTATCTACAGGTGAATCTTCAACCTGCGTCCAGTCGGACTTATTAAGCAAGTCTTCCCGTTCGAACCGTACTGAACGTGCTAGGTCATCTGCGTGTGTAGCAAGCTCTTCCTGTGTCTTATCACGGACTACATAGTTCTCACTGTAGACACCACCTACTTCTGTTAACCCTAAGTCCTCGCAGACCTGAGTAACTTCATCCCAA